TCATTCTTTGTTTAGTTCCTCCGCCAGTACAACTACTGTTGAATAAACTTCTTCAAAGAATTCCGATTCTGAAAACCACCCATCTTCAATGAGTTCCTTTTCATTTCGGAAGAGGAATCTTAAATAATCAAGCATTTCCTCTCGGCCTTTGAAACCTTCCATCAAATCAATCATCTCTGTCTCTTCAAGACAATGCAAATATAATCACCATTTGATTATTAAGCAAATATTCAACAAGTTATTCTATATATTTAACAAAAAAAGTCGATAAAACAACTTATCGACTTTAATATTCGAATAATATAAAAGACTAATCAAAAAGATACTATATCTGCAATTTCTTGAAGACGACGATTATGAGAGTCTCGGCTAGACTGATTCAACTCCCCAAAGAACTTATCTATTTCAGCAAAATCAGACTCATCACTAGTCTTATAAAACTGTAAATCATTCAAATCATATAAATAATTCACCCTTCTCTCATTCATTTCTCGTAACTGTTCCAAGAGTTTCAACCTAGAATACTCGTCAAATGTAAATATTCGAATCTTTTTCTTTTTAACATCATTAGTCCCATTTAATCCAGATTGCTGTTTAAAAAAATCCGAGAAATAATGATAATCAGTACTTCCCAAAGAATGACCAAAAAATACGACTTCATCAGCATTATCCAATATAGTTCTTACATTACAAGACCTATAATGTGGACTATGAGATTTTATCATATAGTAGTAGGAATTTAAAATATCAACATTATCTTCAAATCCTAAAATGATAGAATGATCTATTAATCTCCCATGAACTTGTTTGCAGACTATTTTATCCCTCACACCTAAAATAGATATTATACGTTCTAAATCAGTATAATTAAAATCTAAAACCTGGAAATATCCATTTTTTATGACATTAACCAATAGACGAGCTGCTATCGATTCTTTTTTTATTTTAGAATAATCAATACTTTCTAAGTATAAACAAAGAGCATCAGCTAACTGATTAAAAGCCACCTCGTTTTTTTTCATTTTACTAGTCTCACGACCATACCGTTTAGCAAAACTTTTCAATTCTTCTTCAATGTCAATCCATTTTTTCTCTTTATAGTTTGTATATAATTGTTCTATCAATTCAGATGTATGCCTTAGCTTTTCAAAATATTCACTTTCAACAAACGAAGAATAACTAGTGTGTAGCCCTAAATCTAAATCAAACCCATTCCCTATTATTAATACTCTATTATCCATAAATATCTGATTTTATTAAAAACGAACACAAATGTATACAACATATTAATACCTAGGTTCAATAATAGATATATAATTTCAAGTTCATTATAGTCTTACAATTAAAACCGCTCTACCAATCCCTGGCAAAGCGGTCTACATTACTAACTAAACTATTACTATGAGAAAAAATGCTATTTAAGATTCCTTGTCATCCATAAGCCCAAACAGCCGAATAAAATAACAATCAACCCAGATACCCAATTCGGTAAAACAGACCTTCGATCAATCAGCACATCATCCGCAACAACCTCTTTTATACTTTCATCTTTTACCTGGATAGATGTATCAGTTTCCTGCCTATCACAATTCTTTTCTGTTGTCACCGATCGTTTTTGTTCGGAATGGATATCCATCTGGGTAGTCTTTACAATATGCTGGTTACCGATACTGTCCGGTTTGGATAACTCTGTTATAGTTATGATACCGGTTCCTTTATACTCCAGTAATTCCGTAATTGTCCGCTGAACAGATTCCGTAAGATGTGTACTATCCTTTTGACTGCTGACAACCGTACTAACCGTTTCCGATCTATAATTTTGCTTTTTTGTTCCGCACCCAAATAGGAGAAACAGACACCAGAGTAATACAAGGCCTTTCATAGCTTTACATTTACGTTGGGAAGGAACGATGTAAATTCACTCTGTACATTAAAGCAAGGACAAGCCTTTAACCATTCAAAAGGTTCAATCACACCATTACCATTTAGATCAGGTGAATAATCTCGATGACCTTTTACTTCTACAACAGCCGGATATTTCCGACACAACTCATTCACCAATTCACGGATGGCAGCCTTTTGCGCTTCGGTACGGGTATCTTTGGGATTTCCGGAACCATCTAGCCCACCGACATAACAAATGCCTATACTGTCCGCATTGTGCCCAGAAACGTGCGCCCCGGCTTTTTCTACTGGTCGCCCTTTATGAACTGATCCATCAGCATAAACTACGTAATGATAGCCGATACCGTTCCATCCGCGTGCCCGATGTATCTTATCAATATCAGCAACGGTAAGAGACTGTCCTTCACGCGATGCAGTACAATGTATTATGATTTTATTTATCTGTCTCATTATTATTTCCTTCTATTTTTAAATCCAATTTTCTACGTGGAGGAATCCTCCGGCTACACTCACTATCCGGACGATCACACCTGCTCCATTCCGCTTCTTTGTGTAGCAATTCCAGTTCATGGTATTTATGTATCCAATTCAATTTATCAGCCTGTTCTTTACGTAACTCTATATAAAGGGCATCTATCTTTAAATCACGTTGGGTTACACGATCTTCCAACCAAGTTACCTGGTTCTTCTCGTTATCGATCTCTAACGCATCAGCTGCTGCATCCTCCTTTCGAGCATCAGTATGCCGATTCACCCATGCCCGAACAGCCCATTTCACTCCCTCTATACCGCCCATAGTTCCGACGATGGTCAGTATATCTCCCAATTCTATATTCATGCTATTTAATCTCCAATTTTAGAAATTACGGGCCCACGAACCGGAGTAATGCTACCTTTTCCCCACTTAGGGAACTTATCTGAATTATGCTTGATATACCGGAGACAGTCATTCATCAATTCTTCAGCAATAGAAAAAGCATCTTTATATTCTTCTTGTTTCTCTTTTAACTCCGCATGTGAACTATATTCAGACTGATTCTGCATCAATCCCACCCGTGACAGATTCCTGTCTCCATGTTTCACCAAACGAGCATAAACGAAATATTTCAGTGCTTTTTCAAGACCTGAAAATATAAATTCGTCATCCTCTTTTTTATAGATACCACCATGAAGCAAATTATCATAGGCTTCATTGACCGGTGAGCCTTCTTCACGGTTGACATACCGGAGTAAATCAATAAAAAGGTTATCGCCTAAAGCATTTTTGATATCCTGCTGCTGGGATTCATCAATGTACACAAGTATTTTTTCAACATCTACATGCGTCGACATGGGGCGAACGGTAGTTTTTACACTATCTACGTCCGTTAATTGCTTATTAAACAGATTGGACTTCATAACTTAAAGGAATTAATGAATAGTCGTTTGTTTGATTAACCGGATATGCAAAATGTGAGAACACTGATCGGAAACTTTGTTCCATCAGGACACGCTCGTCGATCGTCATAGCATTATAAAAGTTAAAGGCATCATTAATAATGTCGTTTGAAAACCCCAGTGCACCGGAACGAATGCGGTAAAATACCTCCTGATTGAACGCTGCATGTATTTCCTCCGCTACAGCATCCTTTGTTACAGTAAAGTCTTTATCGAAGTTCTTGGTTGGGAACTCGACAAATTGAGGAACATCGTCTCCATCTTCACGCCCTACACCTAAAATTTTACATGCTTCGGAATCACCTTGAAAATCTTTAAATTTCGCTGCATCAAAACCATTCTGATATTCTGTCCCTTCAACCCAATTTCCATCTTTATCTTCTACCATGACTTTCTGTCCTTTGGGATAAACGAACATACCCATCGGCAAAAAATTACTTCGGACATTACGATAACGAACATTTGCCAAACCTTCATCGGTGCTTATATCAGTAATGGCACTGTCGTAAATGGTAGATGGATAGACCATGAACCCATCTTTTGACACATATAACGTCTGACCTTTATAGGCTTCAATACCTCCTGCTGCTACAATCTGAGATAGTACAACGTCGGGATTAGGATTAAACACATCTGTATAGGCAATGGTGCTTTTACTGGGTTTCTTGATCTTTTTCCTACCCTTCGAACAGATCCAATCTGGGTGTATGGCGATTTCTGCTATATATCCAGCATCGTCTTCAATGCCCAGTCGGCAATCTTCAAAAGGAATATGCTCGACGCTAGTGATCTCACATAAAAGATTGTAATTTATGTGCAAAGCAAATCCACCAAATTTTGCCAAATCATCAGAACAGAGCCTTAGCAAAGTATCACATGTCTGGCCTTTCATATTGACAATAGACTTGTAAAATAAGGAATCTTTGAAACCTGCACCTCTAATAAATTTTGCATACCGACCAACACAACTTTTCGCATTACTGGAAGCACCCAACAACTGCAATATCATCTGAGGATAGTTATTCCCCTTTCCATAACTTTGTATATCCAGGTTGGTTACATCTGCTACAGGAATACGTATTTTCGGTATTTTTACTTCATCAATTGTCATATTTCACAAGTCTATTGTATCAATTAATCCACTTCCGTCTGATCCGGATTTTCTCCGTTCTCCAATGCACCATCTTTACCCGGATCATCTGTTTTCTTCTCACTTTCTGCCTTCAATTGTTCAGATGCCTCTTTCAGTAAAGAATCAATATACTTTTTCGTAACCTTTACATCACCAACCTTATCAAAGGTCACAAAATGCTCCTTTACAGCTCTTTTTGTCAGACCTTCAATAAGCATTCTTTTCATATCGGCGATAGCATCCAATTCGGCAGGAGTTAATTCAACAGGAATATGTTCTTTCCCTGACAACTTATCCAAATATTCTGCAACATCATCCTTCCATCCATCAGGCAGACGTTCAAAATACTTACTGTTTTTTTCATCCAAAGACAAAAATTCGATCGCTAACTCATCCGTACAATTCTGGTACACGATCATACGACTGGAACCAAAGCCAAGAGGCATACACACACCTCGGGCAATCTGATATCTTTTTTCTTTCATACGTTCCTCAAATAATATTCGATTAGTTTTATAAAGGTTGACGAGTTCCATCAACGCATCAAAATAACAGTTCCTACAAGTGTAGAATATTTTGCGACATAGAGCTTTAGAAGCCAAAGAAACGAGCGTATCCCGTTCTTGCGGTGTTTCTTTCCGAAGACGAAAACGCTCGATCACTTCATTTGTCAATAGTTCATCCACTCTCATACCTATACAGTATTAAGCTGCTGCAGTTAAGCTATCAAACAAAGCCTTTGTCGTTTCATAATCCGTTTTATGCAGGAACAAACCGGATTTCGGAGCACGTTCTTCTGTCAACACAGCTTTCCAACCGCCTTCGGTTTCCTCACTGTATTTGTCATTCTCCAATGTCGTTGCAGTCATACCCTGATAAAAACCGGAAACCTGGAATGCAGCATCTTTCGTTGTACCCTTATGTTTGTTTTCATAAACGACTACAAACGTCCCATTTGCCAAACCATCAATAATGCTTTCGCAAGTCTCGGGCCCATTGTCCAGGATCACAATTGCAAACTCATTATTGAATGTATTAACATAAGTTCCAACATTCAGACTTGTCTTAGTCCCGGTAAAGGGTGTTTTACCCGGTACGAAACATTTATATCCTTTCTTTCCTGTCTTCAAAACAAGAGCCTCAAGAACATTGCTTTTTCCTGTAGCAAACACGCTTTTTGCAAAATCAATATCTGAACGATTTATGATTACTGCATTAGCTTCCAAACCACGAGTAACTGGTGTATCACAGTTAGTATCAATATCTTTTTTAATTAAACTTTCGCAATCTGCCATATCTATGAGTATTTGATGGGGTACAAAATACCATACCCCGGATTATTAATAAGCAGCATGAATCAGTTCGTCCTCTTTGATAAGAGTACCGATCTTACCCGTTGAATAGATATAGTTCATACGTTCTTTACGTTCGAACCACACATCAAGTTCTGAAATAGCAGAACTACCCGGATAGCCCATGAGCAACTGACTGGGTGAAGTATATACAGCACGATGCGGTAAATTCAACTTTGTATCATTATCCTGATATTTTTTTGTGAATCGGTCAAACAAAGAGATAGAATAAACTTTCACACCATCCCACTCAGAGACTTTTAGACCATCAAACAGAACCTGCCACGGCATAATCGTATTATAGGTTTGTTTTGCATCCCAGGCTAAAGCATCAGCCAAAGATTTCGTACAGAAAATAGCCGATCCGTCCATTGCCTCAATGCGTCCATCTGCATCCATTCGGATTTTTTCAAACAAAGATGTTGCAACACCTTTTGTCAATAATCCTGATTTCTGGGTTACATAAGATGCAGTGTCATTCGCTGAGATTTCTGTATATTGATTAGAGTTACCGGCAGCAATAGCAAAAATACGCTTCCAAAAACCGTCGGCCATCGTAAACAAAGTTGGATCGACACCTGATGTCAATACACCTCCATCAGCGTTATTTTTCGCGTCTTTATCACCATACCAGGCAATACGCCACATCATTTTCCGCATAGCATCTTCCAGTTTGGGTAATACAATGTAATCCATGTACTCCGTAGATGTCAGATCACCGATTTCAGTACCTGCTTTCAAACAGTATTCAGCGATAGATCCTTCTAAATCCTCATAACATAGACTTAAAGGTATTTGCCAATCACCAAGTTCCCATTGTTTTTCAGCAGCTGGGATACCTACAGATTTATAGGTAGGATTACATCCTGAACCTTCATTACCTACATCTTCCATTTCACCAATGAAACCCAGACGTTGGCCATGTACCACTCCCCCCATAGAGGTGAGAACCTGTTCCAGAATCTCATCCTGAAATACAGTCATGTTTAACAAATCACGCAGACTCTTTATAGCATGATTTGTAGGAGTTAATTTCGTAAAATCTAACTTAGGCATACAAACATTTTTTATTTGTTAAACTTCTTTTTATGGGCTTCGCGTTTTTCGGCCAGCTTTTTATCGATCAGAGAAACCGGATCACTGTTTCCACCCTGTCCACCTTGATTGCCTTGGAAACCTCGCGCATCAGGAACATAGCTACTTGCAATTTTCTTCAAGCCTTCCAAACCTCCCATAGTTTTGACCTTATTCAAAATTACAAGTTCGTCCTGGCTTTTAGCCTGAGCACGCAAAGACGTTAGTTCAGCTTCCAATTCCACTATTCGCGCATTGGCAGCATCCAATTCGTCATTATTATTTTCCTCTTCCGGATCGCGGATTTCAGCTATTACTCCACCTTCTACGACGATTGTACTTCCATCCGGCATAAGATGTTCTCCGTCCGGGGATGCTGTATCACCGACCTGTGGTTCCCCATCTTCACGTTCTACTGTTAAAGTGCTTCCGTCGGCAGTTGACAGATCAAGAGCGACCTTTTTAAATGCTGCTTCCGCATCTTCAATTTTTGCATAGCCTAACTTTGCAAGCATTTTAGCAAATAGACTCTGACTAACTTCTACATTTTCTCCTGTTTTTGCCATATTATTTATATTTGAGTGATCTTTTTTTGAAGCAGATAGAGGAAGGAGGATAGTTGAAACAAAGCCCAATTCTTTTGCCTGATCCATATCTACATATCTATCTTCTTCCATCAAAGATTGAAGTTGTTCCCTGTCCGCTCCTGTCCTTTCTACATACAAATCCAAAAACTTTTCATTTTCACGATCCAAATCATCCGCCATTTGACGAAGATCATTCGACCTCATCGTACAGCCTTTATTTGCAAGAACAAGGGGTTTATGAATACATAACTTTGAATTAGTATATCCTGATCGTCTTTCTTTTGATGCAGCAAGCAATAAGATGGAGGCCATCGATGCACATTTTCCTTCGATAACCGCAGAAATATCCTTCCCTGTGGCACGAAGTTTATCATAAATACTCCATCCCTCAGAAATATTGCCGCCTTCACAATTAAGACGAATCTCTATTTCATTATCATCTTTTGGAATTGAGTCAATAAAAGCATCAACAGTTGAAAAAGACGTTCCATCTATCCCGGTCCACATTAACCGGACAACTCTTGTTTCTTCATCTACTATATCGCTGTGAATCTTTAATACCGCCATATTTAAAATATCTTTTTGTGCAAATTTATATCATATTGTATATTTAAGAAGGAAATAAAATGAAAAAGCACTGCACATATTTTGCAGTAATAAAAAAAGCCGTACCGATAAACGATACAGCCTATGAAATAAATAATACAGAGATTAAACAGAACGTTCCATCTTAGAAATGACCTGATACACTTTTCGTTCACTCATACTATACTGATCGGAGAGGAAAGAAACAATATAAGCCTTTTTCAATCCATCCCTTTTTAGCCGGACATACTCATTATATAGATCGACATGTAAAAAATCAGATGTATTCAAACCAGCAGAATAGAGCTTTTCTAATAACTCCTTATTAAAGGCTAATATTTCATGAACTTTCATATAGTCGAATTATTTTGGATCATTTTTACTCTGTCCTGTACTTCTGTAAACTCAACAACACTAACAATAGGAGCTGGCATTTCCTTTAATGCTTCAACGAAAACAGCTTTCAGTTCGGCAGTATCGAACCCACCACTGGAACCCGGCAGGAATATTGGAACATTAGAGAATGGAATACCACCGCCGGCAACATTAACTGCACTGGCAATAGAACGCAGTAAGGGGTTAGACATTGAGTGTTTATTTATAATACCTTCCCCTCCTTCAGCTTCGATCAGAACTCCACCTGAAGCATGCGAAGGACCTGTGATTTCACCACCATCGGCATATTTCGGGTTCTTCTCTTTGCTTACCAATTGTTTTGCTTTTACGATATTTGCCATAATGGCTGCAATAGTTGTAGCAATTGCAGGAATATTAGCAGGGAAGCCAACTGCTTGAGCAGAGGCTACCCCCTTTGCCAATGCTTCTGCCGTACTCAAACCTATATTGAATAATGCTACTGTTTTAGCAAAAGCGGCCAAATTTTCATTATCTTCAGCAAAAGTATCAATCATTGAGGAAAAAGCATCAGTAACAGTTGTTGCAGCTTCTATCTGCATAAGTACAAATTCATTTTCCGCATTAACCTGAGCCTGCTTTGCTTCTGTTATCCTCTTCTGACTTTGTAGTACAGCATTCGTATATTCGATATCCAATTCATACAATGCAGCTTTGGTTGCGGCATCCATATTTACTAATAAGTCATAGTCAGCTTGGGCTTGTTGCACTTTTAAGTCATATTCTTGCAATGTTCCCTCTCGGAGCTGCAAAATTTTATTTTCCCATTCTAAGCGGATATATTCAGATTGTTTATCGAACTGCTCTTTCCGGAATGCTTCGTTTTCATCTGCAACCAGTTTGTTGTATGCGGCATTTATATCAGCTTCCGATTGCCGGAGTTCTTCAGCCAGTTGTAAATTAGCGGCAAGTTCAGCTTGGCGATTATGTTCGATCAGGGAAAGCCGGAGATTATGTTCCTGTGATGTTCCTTCTTTGACAGAGTCAAGTTGTAACTGGATACGTTCAGTTTCTTTTTTTATCTGAGTCTGGATAGACTCATCAGATAATTTCTTCAAATCTGCATCACGCTTCTGTTCGGCCAGAATTATAGAATCATTCAACGCTTTCTTTGCTGCATCAGTTAAATTCTTTTCAGTACTGAGCTTGCGTTTCAAATCTTCGATCTGTCGATCATACTGAACATTTACCGTTTGTCTCTGTTTTTCTATCCCTTCTTTAACTAAAGATAAAGCTGCATCTTCAGCCTGACGGCTCAACTCTAATTCTTTAGCCTGCTGTTGCTTTTTTATCTCCAGGGCCTTTTTTGAACTCTCTTTTGTTATGGAATTTGTCTTATTCTGAAGTTCAATTTGTTTCGTATAACTATCACGTTGTTTGTCTACTACATTTTGAAACAAATCTGAAAACTCTCTCAAATCAGATATTGTACTCTCGGAAAGACCAAGTTTAGATATAGCATCATCGGCTTTCATAGACCCACTAGAAACAGCATCTAACATATCCCGAACTTCCTGAGTGACTTCTTTCTGACCTAACAAATTAGCCAACTTCTTTTCCCCGAGTTCAATCTGTTGCTTCATATCGGCTTGTTCTATTTCGCTAGCCTGTTTTGCTGCTGCAATACGTTCTTTGGTCGATTTTGTTGTATCATCGGAAATCATTTTTAGCCGTTCAATCTCTTTCCGCCCAGCTGCACGCTGCATATTCAACATTACTTCCTGCTTTTCCAGCTGCTGACTGATATCGTTCAACTCATAAGCTAGTTTTATTTCACGCTGTAATTCATCACCAATCCCGGCAAAGGTCGCTTTCATATCTTGAGCTGCCCCTTTAAAGTCACCAGAGAATACTTTAACCAATGTACCTCCAAATTTAGCAACCCGATCAATTATAACATTAATAGCTGCTCCCAATCCGGCCATGACATTACTCAGTAACTCAGTTCCCTTCTGTGTTTTTGTCAAATAAGCGACAAGAGAACCCAGCGCGACAACGATCGCACCGATACCGGTACTGATAAGGGCAATCTTCAAAATTTTCAGTCCCGTAGAAAGCAGATTTGAAGATATGGCAGCCGCTTTTTGGGCTCCGGACATTTGAGTTGTAGCAGCAGAGTTCAATTTGTAATCAGCGGTAAGAGTTTTGATTTCTAACTGAACTTTTTTGTACAAAGCAAGGAATGGAGACATTACTTCGCGAAGAGTACCCTGAATCTTAGAGAATATCCCAGTTTGATTAACAGCCGATTTTATAGCTTCTTCGTATCCTCCTACTGAACGACGATAATCACCCAACTTTTGTTCAGACGTTTTAATTTCCTCGTTGAGAGACTTTATTTTCTTCTGCAAATCACGTCCTTTCGCTGATTCTCTTTCGATTTGACTAAGATTTACATATACCTTATTCAGCCGGGAAAGTTCAGCACGCATAGATTGCAAACTGCCTTCCTGGTCTTTTATTGCTTTATTATTATTACGTATTTCTTTTGTCCAAACAACATTCTCAGTCCGGAGTCTTTTTATTTCAATAGCATAAGCTTCATATTCATCCTTACCATCTTTTGTTGTTTTGTTCAACAATGCTTGTTCTTCACGTAACTCTACAATACGTTTTTTGTTTTCTTGTATATGTTTCGATGCTGCATCATTTTTAATAACTACTTCTAATATTACTTGTTCTTTATTATCCGCCATACCTCTAATTTTTTATATTTGATACTCCTACTAATTAGATCCTATAATTAGACTTTATTCAAAGGATTTTACATAATATCGGATTATTATTATACCCTGATACCCTCTTCCGGGACGAGAAAACTGGCCGCTAGAGACTCCCATGCCACCGCCACCGGACCCATAGAATGTAGCATTCCCGCCATTGCCCTCAATACTGCCATCACCTCCGCCGGTTTTTTTGCCTGAATATACCTGCAATTCACCATTAGAATATCTTACAAAACCACCGGTTGCCGCATATCTTACAGTACCAGTCAAATCCGGGTCTATATGAGATAAGTCTCCAAAAGGACAAAGTGTACCATCTTTGGTGTAAGGATAATCACCACTGCTGTTTTCTCTTCCCGCTTCTCCTCCTGCTACAGTATATTCTCCAAAAGTTGTTGGGTTTCCTTTTACACCACTATACGATAAAGCAGTCCAATCCCCAACTGATAATTCAAATATTTGATTTTTTGTGAAAGAAATATCTTCTACATATAATACTTCTCCACCTCCGCCACCACTGACCCAGTATCCATTAGTGTTTACAGAGTTTGAACCGTCACCACCACCTCCGCCACCTACTATAAAGATGTCTATTTTTTTTGTATTGTCAGGCACAGTCCAAGAGGTTCGAGATGTATCTTCGATTATCTCAAATTTTTCCACAAGAGGAATTTCACTTTCTTTCATCTTACGAATAACCTTCAATATAACAACTCCTTGATAACCATTTCCTGCTTTTCTTATTGTGGTGCTAAAAGTTCTATAAATAGTTCCACCCCCTCCGGCTGAACCGTAAAAAGAAGCATTATCTGCAGCAGTAGAGCGATTGGCTCCTTTTCCTGCGCCAGTATTCCCTCCTACATTAGCCGTAGTAGTAGTACTCCCATCCCCTCCATTTGCACCAAATAAATCAGTAGATGTGATAGATTCCGATTCTATATCACCAAATGGACAAGCTGTTCCATCACTCCCGATTGATGGCGATGAATTTGTTCCGGCAGTTCCACCATTTCCACCCAAAGCAATAAGATTCCCAAAAGAAGTATCACCTCCTTTGTTTCCCGCATTATTGGCTGTTGTTGCAGCACTCCCACCTTGTCCGATCACAACATTTATTTCTTCTCCTTTAATGAATGGCATGTTTTCCTGATATACAACTGCACCACCTTCCCCAGCATATCCAGCTGTATAGGAACCATAAGATGTGGATGCTACTGGCAGACCACCTCCACCACCAGCACCAACCAGAAAGACATCGAGTTTTACCGTATTGGCAGGTACTATGTAAGTTCCTGATGATTTGATTACCACCAACTGGGCGACCTCTATTAAGGGGGAAGCAAATAATAATGACCTTCTTCTGTTTCCCATACTATTCAACGTATTCTTTATAATTAAAAGGTTCAGACGCACGAACTATATATTTCCAGTCTGCCCATAATATGCTAAGTTCACATGCTTCACCTCCTGCCAGTTCAGGTAGTTCAGATGGAATGAGTAATTTCGAACCTTCCGAACTTGCATCTGAACTTAATTTTATAGTGAATGTCAACTTGGTTGTCAGGCTAGACGTGTTACGCAACATGATCGTTGTAGTCGAATTTTGAAGCGGATAGAAGCCGGGCGGGTTTATAATCAAATCCCTGCTTCCTCCTGTAGACAAATCCATGATTACAAATCCGCCAGTAAACGGGATAGATGTGCCAACAGGGACAGCCGTTTTAGTGAACGAGCAACTTGCCCGCGACGTTGCATCGCGCCAACCTTCCCCTGTAACGCCTCTTAAATCAATAAGGTAGTTGTAAATATTATCAGAGTTAGTCGCGCTATAAGCCACGACAAAAGATAAGTAATAATGCACAACAGTACCGTCAACTATTTTCATTATGGAAGTACATTGTGAATATCCCATCTTTTCCCCGAAATAACGACTTTGTATTTTAGAATATATAGGGGTATTGTTGATATAAGCCTGTTCTAAATCATCCATCGTTTTACCCTTAATAAAGTCGTTCCAGTCCAGTTCGGTAGAAGTCTTTACACGGCTTATCTGTAAAATGTCCCCTAGTTCAATATATTCGTAACCGCTTGCCGGATTATCCCATTTGGCTGCTCCGGCAGACCACGTGAGAACCTGACCTTCTCTGGGATTGACAGGGTACTGGAATTTGTTTGCACCGGATTCTATACCTTCCAGCTTTGCTCCTTCCGCATTCGTCATTAAACGTTTCCCTGCTTCCTTCAAAACATAACGTTCGTTGGCTTCATTCTTAGTATAGTAATCTGATAAATCGACAGAAGTAGAACCTATCAATTCAAATTTACTTGAAGTTTCATCCCAGATATACTCATTATGGACATCATTTCCCGATCCGGTTTTAGGAACTAAATAGATCGTTCCTTTTACTCCGGTATCCGGCAGTTCCGGGACCGCTTTTATATCAAATTGAACGATACCAGCTATCTGTTCATTGGTGTAAGTCTTGGCTGCAGCCAGATTATCGGCTATTTCCTTTCTAAGTGGGGTATCATCATATGCTTCAGGGGCGACATACTCGACAAACGCACCAGATGTACTTCCGTCCGATTCCGGGACAAACAAATACTTTTTACCAGCTACAAGCCCGGTGCCATCGGCAGACACATTACCCGATCCGATTCCAGGTTTACCTACCTGGCCTCTGGGAATACTAAAGTTCAGGATATACTTGGGATTTCCTTCAGGAGTTGTCCCATTCTCAACAACTTCTACAGAGGCCGGTTCTGTCGGTTCCAATGTAGTCGTCGTTCCCTGTTCAAATATTGCCGGTTGTCCGTCTTTTCCGGCAGGTAATGTAAGATTCAGGATATACTTCGGGTTACCGGATTCATCTGTACCATCAGCGATGAAACTGCCGGAAGGAGTGTCTCCGGATTTGGCATTGACTGATTTAAGAACCGGGGTTTTACCGGGACTACCTGTATCTCCTTTCGGGATAGACAAAGAAATTACGTATATTGGGTTACCGTCCGTATCGTACTCTTTGAAGCTTATTTCAGCCGAGGCCAACTGGCCCGGTTCCAGTGTCGAGACACTCCCGGCTTCGAACTTCGGAGTTTTTCCGTTTTCTCCGGTTTTACCTGCAGGTAACACAAGGTTCAATTTATACTTGGGATTACCGGATCCGTCTTCTCCATCAGCAGTCAAGGTAGCAGAGGCCTTTTCGCCATCAGAGACATTCCCTATTCCGAAGATTGCTGTTTTACCAGCCTTACCGGCCGATCCACGCGGAAGGGTCAGGTTTAGCTTGTATTTAGGCGATCCCTCCGGTGTCTGCCCGTCAGGTACGACTTCGGACGACGCTCCGGTTCCTTCCTCCCCTGTGGTCGTCGTACCGCTGTTTAACACCGGAGTTTCTCCCCGGGCTTTCTCTCCTGTGCTAACACCATTAACGACCCAGTATCCATTTTCATTAATTGAAGGGGCCGCATCATTGGCCACCTGCTTTTTGAAGTTCCCGACAGTTATATCGGCATCCGTACCACCTAAATCGGTCTTTGTTCCCAACAGATAATCATTGTCCGATAAACTGGGAAACTTTGTGAAATCTTTTATATCCTTTGTTCCTGCCATATTACTTATAATTTAATAGTGTTATCCTTGCGAAACCTTTACGGTTGTTCCATCCCTCCAAAAAGCTCCTTTGATTTTGGGATCAATCGATGATAGATTTGGAAATGTCAAAGAAGATGGTGTTATTGATACTGTATTAGAACTGTCACTCCCCAGCATATAAAGTCCTCCTGCGTGTAATTTTATATGTCGCGCTAAACCACCATCGACAGTGTGCATATACATGTTTATTTCTGGAAACGATTGTTGTCCTACTGTATTCTGAAATGAAATATTAAAAACTTCTTTATTTGATGAATTTATCATCTTTAGAGACTGATCGTCCGGATCAATAATAATCCTATTGCCATTAAGTGAACTTATGACCTTACCTCCAAAAGTACCCTTCTCAAAATAAACTTCACCATTTTCATACATTCTTGCCGGTGCATTATCCCTATTCTCATACGAGGCCCCCAACGCTATACGGGGATGAGTATCGGCATTGCCGTCAATAACCACATTCCTATTTTGACTCTGGATTGTCAGGTCAGAGAACCACCAACCTGCAATATTTGCCTCTTCGATCAATGCCAGTCCCGTCGCTATACTTTCAAATTGACCTTGAAATCTTTCCCAATATGCAGACCCGGCACTCGGATATTTATTACTAAATGAACCGGCAGACGTTTTAGCCATCCAAAAGACTTTAGTCCCTGGAGTATCTTCAGTATAAACAGCATCAACATGTTGTTCCGTCCCGGTATAGATTTTCGAAGCATCATATTTTTTTCTGAATGTCAATGAAGGACCAGCTCCTCCATCTTGACCGTCTGTTCCCGATATTCTTACAGGAGCAGACCAAGGCCCCTTTTTAAAACCACTGCTAAAAAATACAGCCTTACTCATCCAGAGCGGAAGGGTTCCAGAAGGAGGATCCCGTGCCCAACCAGAAGGAGGCAATTTATCTTCCTCAGGAGTGTCCGGTTGCGTCTCTGACCTTCTATAAACTCCATATGTGGAATAACCATCTATACCAGGATCTCCATCTTTTCCATCTTCCGCCCATTTTGCGTATATACTAGGATTAGAAAAATTACTCCACCGCCCATCTTTTTTTACCCGTTGAGACACCCATAATACTTTATACTCTGCGGTAACGCTAAGAGGGGCAGAATACCATTCCATAGGGACATGGCCATCTTCCTGGCTGTTAGTTATCGCTGGTGGCGCATAATTCTTTGAAAGGGCATAGATGTATTCGGTACTAGTACCATCTTTACCCCATCTGGACCATAGGAATACTTCGGAGAATGATCCCCAAACACCATTCGCTTTTTCACGCTTACAACTCCACTCAAACTGATTCGTTATATCTGGACCTACCGGATCGTCTGTCCAACCCTCAGGAACAAAATCCGCCACATTTTCAGAGACAGTCGGTCTGGCCGGTTTCGCGGCTTCGGTTGCGGTACGCTGAAATATCCATTCCACATCTGTACCATCCACACCATCTATTACCCGGACAATTGTAAATACCTGTTCATAGACAGCTAGTCCCTCACAATTAATCTCCAACTTTATTTCTGCCTTTTCCTCCGTTACGCTATGAACTACGACAAGGCCATCGGTTACTGTATATGTGCATCCTGTACCCACAGAGGAAACCAGATATTTACCTTCTCCAATAACAGTACTGTACCGTAATAACTCCGTACCTTTTGTTACCTGAATTTTGGTTGATATACGAAAGTTTTGTGCAACAACCTGACTCATTCCCGTCACAACATTTTTATCACCGGTAACGATATCAACCTGTTCAGTCAATCCATCTTTCGTATTATATACAGCACTATAAGTCGACAAGGTTACAGAATATGCATCCTGTCCCTTCAAATTGTTATCCAAGCCAGGAACGTTCCAAACGTTTCCTCCGAAATAAACATTGTTCAAATAGATTGACCCTTCGGCCAGGGACTCTCCATTTATGACCAGGTCGGAAAGATCACCCCATTGCGATGATATATGTTTCCCCGGATTGATCTCCCACGTGCTGACATTGCGAAGATACCGCTGATAAGTTCTTGTAGAATAAGCGGAGTTCTGCCGGTTCTTTTCTGTTGGATTTCCATATACGGCAAACTTCATTGATTTTGTAGGGTGAACCGTTGTACCGGGTTTCAGTTCATATCTGAAATGGGCATTATCGATTATTTCTGTAGGCGTAAAGTAGGCAGTCGAGAAACCAACCATTGTCTTAAATCCGGCACTGTCGGTTCCTTCCGTTGTCTCATTTCCGGTCAGGTTATGGAATATACCACGACAAAAATCATTCACATGTAATCCGGCAAGTTCACCCTTTTCAAGTTTCAGCTTCACAATCTTATTCTCCGTATCAACGGATTCGATCAAACCGAAAGCAATGGCATTCCAAAGCTCACCCGACACAACATCGATACGGTTAAACCGTAGTTCAGGTACTTCCAAGAACTCCCATAGTTGAAGGCTACGCATTTCACCTTCCCCTTTTTCATTTATTCTGGCACCGGAGCCATGAAAGCCACCAACATAATTGCCAAAGGTAGCGCCTCCTTTAAACGCAATTGGAAACTCTGTTGAATCCGGCTTGTCTTTACGAAGGAATATTCCCTCACTATCACTCTGAATATTATCCTTGATAGTTTTTAAAGCAACTCTTTTAGCATCCCCCTCCCCTGTATCCAATGGCAAATACATATCATTTGTCACCGTCCCGGTTTCGTCCAATTCACGGATCAGCTTTCCATCGGTAGACGTTGCAACTGCCAAAGACATGGCTGTATAAAGAGCAACCGTAGTAGGTGAAAATTTCAACGGTGTAGTCGGATTTACCAATATGGCGTTTCTCAAAGAGGTTTCACCCTCTCCCGTTACATCTACACCATCAATAAGAGCCAATTCTAAATCAGCTTTACCAACCTCCGTATAGTTATTTACCGATAGCAACATATAATAATTACCATCTGCATACAATGGCTTACAAAAAGACAGGTTCGGGAAAAAGGTCGGATCAAGTTTTGCCTTTCGATATGAAATTCTCGGTTTATTTGCGTAAACACCTAAATACCCCGTCCAATATCTACGGACCAGGTTGTCATATTTCAAAGGTTCAAAAGTAAATGAACGGAAAGTGACAGTTTTCATATCTGCATCAATCCATTTTCCCAAAACTTCCAGCGCAACGGTCCCATTCTCCAACAATAACCGGCACTTTGACGTTTTATTCAAAGTATATTCTGCTTTCCCTTCTTCAACCTTATAAGTATATAGAGGAATGTTTTTGTCAGTAGCAGCATAAGGAGACTGATATACCGTATTCTCCTGCTTATCGTACGTGTCTGCTGTAAACGTATATGCTCCGAACGATTTATCGACCAAATCATCTTCTGCATATTTCAGCATATTCTTTTTAGTCAATCCATAGGAATATTCCAGCTTATCATCTTTTTTATCAATAAGCATTTTTGAAATATTAATCGCTCCGGATTTATTCAGGATTACATCATCTACATTATAAAATGACAAAACACTTCCCTGCTGTTCAACCATCAAGCCAAACACCCCCATGACAGACTTTATAAAGTCCATCGTCGATATATCCGGAAGGTTCTCCCGGATAGGATAATCCAACAAGAATGCTGTCTGGGAATAATCCTTTTCGTTCTCCGGAGCAAAAGAGATCGTTAGGTCGATGCTAAAAGTTCCAAGATTTACCGATGAATCATATATTCCAAAACAAACATTTCCTTCACCAATATTCACATATTGATCTATTTCTAACCTTATACTCTGTTTTAACGGTGTTTCAAAGATATTAAAGTTTGGAACTTCGCCTTCTTTAAATTCTGATGATAACTTATACATACCAAACTTCCACCCATAAGTACCTGTAGAAGTTCCTATTATTGTTCCTTTTATATGATATCTTCCCGATAGTGGAATTTTAATAAAGCTAGTCGGTAACGTACGATATATCAAATCATACAACTTATTTGACTCTGTACTAATAGTATAATCTAAATCCGGTAAAATATCATACTTGTTTGTAGAATTATAAACAGTTGTTCTACCTTTAAGACGAAAAGCCAGGTTATCAGCAACCTCTTTACTCCCGTTAGTAGTAGGCAACATCAACCACATTTTTTCGATAACTGAACGATAGGCATTATTCATTACAAACGATTGCCCAACAATCATATCAAATAATGCAGATACTTTAACTGCTGGCCGCAAATGTTCGGGATGCTGTCTTTGCATTCCGTCTAACTTTGGAACCCACTTTACAAAATCCGTTTCTGTAACACTATAGTCCCACGGGATCAAACCTCTATCCGGAAAAATATCTTTTAAATCAATATCTTTTAGCTTGTAATCATTGAGACTTGTCAACCGTTTGTTCCCTCCGAATTTGACCAGAACTTCAATTGTTTTACTGGCAGATTTAACGACTGCAACACCATCATCAAACAGAGTGATACCATCCCTGATTACTTTTGCTGTGTGTTCTACATGTGGGTAGTCACTTTCTACATTCACCTCCGTTGAGAAACCAAACGTCTGAATGTTATGTGCTGTTTTAGGAAGCTGGATAGTATAAGAATATCCCGACAATATCGTTGACATATCAGCAGGCTTACTCACTGCACGATTCAATACGACACCCGATCCACCTTCCGGTAAATCAACCTCTACATTATCAATGAATAGTTTATCTTTCATTCGGTAACACTATTGTTATATCAAAATCCTGCAATGCGGCTTTTGTTCGTTTATACTCTTTTGCTTCAACCTCTACATTCAACCACCCATCAAGAACAGAGGCCTGTACAATAGCACTTTCCTGAATGGCCGTAAAGTCTTCAAATGTTTCCCGGTTCACCAAAGCTGTGAACAGAGTTATTTTATTAACCTGGCTGAATGATAATTTATAAGTCAATCCTCCGATACCGGCCGTTTGAATATTCTCTAATTTCCGGCTGTCCTGATGAATACAGAATTCGTATGAATCTAACTCACCGCTACGGCTAATCCAGCGTAATGTGATATGTGCCCCGTCTCCGGAGAAATTGACAACCTTATTGCTTCCATAGACAACTTCAAAGATTCCGGAAGCGAGAGATACACCGGCTTGCACCACGGACCAGGCAACATTTTTCCGTACCATCCCATTTGACAACGTATCAATAGTGAACAAGGACTTTAAAAGTCCTGATGCATCAAACACAGCAGTGTTAGCTATTGCAGACACTTTTGTCTTCACCCCTTCAATAGTGATATCATACTCCCCTGCTCCTTCCATTATGAAAAGAACTGGATCAAAAACATACTGCGTATCCGTTGGTGCATTTACTGTTGCCATATTATTTGTTCAATTTTATAGATTCAAACTCCAATCTCATCAAGAAACCGACACGATCCTTTATACGTTCAATTGTTTCCGGAACCTCCGTTGTATATACATCGGCTTCGGCGCCCGTACGGTAAAGCTGTGTTCCTTCCCTGGCTATTTTACGGGAAACCAAATAAGCAAAAGAATTGCGCTCAGACTGGCTATCGAAAGAGATACCTTTATCAATTACCCACTGCTTTATGATCTGATAAAATCCTGCCGGAACCTTACCCGACTTACGTCCAGTCTCCAACGTACCAAAAGCCATACGTCCGAACAATATCCCACGATTCTCTGAAATATCTGTATGCATGGAGCCAGAAGTACGACCAGAAGCTCTACGACCGGTACTGTCAATATTGGATATTATTCGTTTCCGAAGATCCTCCAATTCTTCAAATATTATGTTCTGTACTTCTTTCATAGATTACGTTCACATATTCCGGTTATCTCTTTCAATGTCACTTCAAAGACAATGCCTGATGTCACTGCATTGAGTTTATTATATGCAACCTGGTACTTCATCACTCCACCCAAAGGTTCAAAGTATCCCGTTTCGTTCAACTTCACTATGAATCTCATAGCTAATGATTTCATCCGATCAACAACACTGTCATTGTCCTGCCCGTTACCATTCAACTCTACTTTATCTAAGAAAGCCAGCATCCCGTTCTGGTTGTCACGGATATTTCCATTCTTAAAAGCCAGTTCCCCAGAAGCAGGAAGAACATACACGACGGCCGGAAGTGGTGTCCTGTCAATCTCCACATTAGCTAGGGTCCAATCCTCAAAAACGAACGGTACTCCTAGTGATTCTGCAACCTGTTTCAATTTATCCTGTACTGTCATTTCTGTTTACTTATTATTTGGTTTAACCTCCTTTGATACATACCGTTGTCATAGTCGATCTTCATCATTGCATATATCCGTCTCTCCGGCAAATCGAATACTGCTTCATGAGAAATAGACAAACGTTGAGCAATCCGATCGACAACGCCAAAAACACCGTGATCGATCCCATAGAACCCTGCTTTTACTTCTTCCGCCGTCGGATTATATTTGAATGTTTTTTCGTCACGGATTGTCATACGTTCCAGTTCCCGGTAAACAGACAGACCATAGTTGTAGACAGAGATAAAAGGCTTACTCATCACCTCCTTCTCATCTAGTCCTAACAATACTTTTTGAGGAATAAACAGAAGGTCATACCTTGTATTCATGGAGGATAAGTCAATACGTTGACCGTATGTCAGTTCTGGTATTTTCACCGGAATAAATACAGTCTCCAGCTGATCCCAAAAGTCAATACCTTTTAGCATCAGAATCACATCTTCAATAGTGGTCTTACTCGTTATCTTCATTACCAGTTATATGTTGAGTTACCCGTACGCGGGGCAACAAGTCTATACATTCCCATTATCAGCATATCTAAATAGTCCGGAGACCGCTTTATTATACCCTTCATTGCTTCCTTGCTGATGATATCCTTTTTCCGGGTATCCTTATCTACATTCGTTGCGATCAACAGCTGTAGTTCTTCAGCAATGTGTTCCGCCTGATCCGGTCGGCAAATGATCTGCAACTGCCGTTTGTTTATCATTTCGGCCAACTTGTATGCACATTCGGCTTTCAGGTTCGCATATTTATTATTGAATGCAGATGCACCATTCTTAAACTCTTTGATTCCGTTCAGGTAGCTCTCCAGATAACTTCCTAAGCCATCACTGTCTGCAACTGTTTGGGACCTGCCGACACCACGCGTAACCATGAGCTTTCGCAAATCCGTTTCAATCTCCCGACCTGATGATTTGTCTTTATCAATCTCGATCGACACCCGTAAACCCTCCCAGTAACCCGCGACAAAGTGATCTCGCCCTTTCATTGCCAGGTCGGCACTTATAGCCTTCCCTCCGATCAATGCACCGGTATTGGTAAAGCAATCCATCACTGCATCGTAATCAACTAGAGAGTTCGGATCACTGTCATACTCCCATTTTCCCAGATAAAGACGTTGATACGTTACTTTATCTTCTGTCTGACGAAGGGTATCAACATAGTCTTCTGTGACAAACGGGTTATCTTGTACTAATGCCGGTATGAAAGCATACGGTACTTTGAGCTTACCTGCTTTACTAGGCTGATAAAATCTCTTGTACAGCCAGTTCTTTTTGGGATTACAGGTTATCAGTATTTTCGACGGGATATTATAGACATCATTCAAGTGTCGACCTGTACGAGTTTTCAGCATCTCGAAAGCTAGACCGTTGATCTCTCCGGCTTCCTCTATCCATCCTCCGGTAAACTCTTTCGATCCTAACCGTTCATACATCGGGTCTTTATATGGATAATAAGTCAAATCCAGATAAACGATCTCCGAACCATTGTCGAACTTGATTCCGTCGTTTGTGACACGGTAACCGGTAAACCCGTGATATTGTGCAACCTTACCAAACGTCACCGATACTGAAGCCTGTGAGTCCTTTAAATTGTTACGACCAACAAACCAGCGTGTACCAGGCAAATGAAAGGCACATTGCATCAACCATTCACACCCTAACCAAGATTTTCCACCACCTCCCGCACCGCCGTACAGGATGAATTTATGTTCACTATCCGCTAGATAGTTGTAGGCAAGCCGCTGTTTTAAATTTACCTTCATTCATCAGCTTGCTTTATTAGCTGTTCTACGTTCGGTGTTACCGGCAGAAAGTTAAACCCAGTAAACTGTATCTTATTACTGCCTGTTGTCACATCTACTTTATCAACCTCTCCCAACATACGAGATATGATGTTTGCATTGAAAGCACCCACAATAGCACCCTCACGTTGTTGAACCTCTATGATTTGTTTTATCTGGGAAATGACCGTAGAAAAATCTTCATGCTTACTAGTATCAAACTGTCTAAAATATGCCTCACTACACCCCAAGAAACAGCACAACCCCGTCATGGTATAAGGACGTTGTGTCGGCACATCAATACATTTACCTGTCTTCTTTCCACTTTTGATAGCTTCCTTTTTATACCAGGGGTTTTCATCACACCAATCAAAATACTCATATGCTGCAGACCATAAGAGCTCAGGAGAAGAGAAAAGAGTATCTCTTCCATGTTTACTCCTCAATTTCCAAAACTGATTATTCTTCGATGCTGCCATATCTAATATTCTTATAAAGACAAATATAAGAATAATTTATCATATTGTATATTTAATATCCTATATGATATATATATCAAAAAACAATCTAGCATTTATTAGATAATATAAATTACTTCGTATATTTGTAATAGATAACCATAGAGCATTAAATTCAATGAATAAAACTTTACTTATCATTGGCAATGGATTTGATTTAAATCTAGGTCTAAAAACAGGATACTGTGACTTTATAAAAAGCGACTACTTCAAAAAGGAAGTTAATAACAACAATCAATTATGTAAATATCTACTTAATCAGCAAGAACTATATAATTGGATTGATATCGAAAATGAATTAAAAAAATATTCTACAAAAACAGATTCTCAGCCCAAACAAGTAAAACAAGATTTCAAAAACCTTAGTATTTCTTTAATTGACTATCTTTCTAATTTACCATATGATACAATCAATAAAGAATCAATCGCATACCAAATTATCAATAAAGTATGTAAAATGGATATTGTAATTATAGATTTTAATTATACTCCTACAACAAAGATTTTATATCCAGAAAAGGAGATAATAAAAGTTCATGGTTCCATAGAAAATAAAGATATTATATTTGGAGTAGAAGATAGAGCAGATATAAAAAAAGAACACATTTTCCTAAAAAAATCCTACAATATAAATTTTACCCCAATAGATATTTCTAATTATTTAAAAACTTCAGACACTATAATATTTTTTGGACATTCTTTAGGAGAAACTGATCACACTTATTTTAAAGATTTCTTTTTTCATACAACCTCCAATAATAATTCCAAAAAAGAAGTATATATATCCTATCATGGTAATGAAAGTTATGATAATATTATGATGCAAATAGATACAATGTCATACCATAATATATACGGATTTAAAAACTACTATTCAGTAAATTACATTAATACAGTAAATAAAAAACATGATCATTTGTAATACAATAGTAAACACTTCACATCTACAACCAATATTTCTCAACAGATGCTGAATTTATTTAACATTATTTTCATCACATATGAAAAATCATTACACCTTTATATATACATTTGTATAAACATAAATATATAATATCATGAAAATAAAAAAAATAAAATGGGATAACCATCCTGTATTAAAAAATCTCGAGTTAGATTTCACGAATCAAACAACAGGACAACCTTTTGACAATATACTATTTGCTGGCGAAAATGGCACAGGAAAAACAACTATACTTGAAGCAATTAGTACATTCCTTAATCTAGGTCCATTCGAACATTTTGAATATATTGAATATTTTGTAGATGGGATATTATTGAAAGTAAAGCCATCCTCTATGATAGAATATCATAAATATGGATTTCATACTTTAGAAGACTCTACAGGAGCTAACAGTAATATAAATACTGGTAAAAATCATTCTCCTGAGCTTATAGAAAGTAATCACAAAGATATTAGACACAATGGTTGTATCTTTTCCAAGGCGCGTTCAGATTTTAAAACAGAAAAGATTACATCAACAACAACAAAAAAGTTAGATAGTGAAAAATATGAAAAAGACAATGAAGATAATTTCACTTTTTTAAAGCAGCTTCTTGTTGATATTCAAAACCAAGACAACAACGATTATTCAAAAATAAACAAGATAAAGTGGGAAAAAGGAGAGCTCCCTATGTCCTATCCTGATTTTTATAAAACATCGAAAATATATAGATTTAATGAAGCTTTTGATAATTTTTTTGACAAAATAAAATATAGCGGAATAGAAGATAAAAATGAAGAAAAACAGATACTATTTAAAAAAAACAACTCATTAATAACTATTGACAATCTTAGTACCGGAGAAAAACAAATTGTTTTTAGAGGTGCGTACCTTCTTAGGAATGCAAACAATTTGAATGGATCTACCATTATGATAGATGAACCAGAATTAAGTATGCATCCTAAATGGCAAGAAAAAATTCTACAATATTATAAGAACCTTTTTACAAACAATACAGGAACTCAAAAAGCTCAATTATTTTTTGCTACTCATTCTGAGCATGTGCTAAATGAAGCCCTAAAGGATCAAAATAATAATTTAGTAATAATTTTGAGTGATAATGCAGGCATAATTGAAAGTAAACGTATTGATACTCCGTCTGTATTACCAAGTATCACAAGTGCTGAAACGAACTACAGAGCATTTGATATTATTTCTAGTGACTATCACATAGAACTATATGGATGGTTACAACAAAAAGAAACTCTAGACACAGTGAAAGATTGTGATATATTTATAAAAAACCATCCTTTATACGATCTTACAAAACATAAAAAAATATCGTCATTCACAAATTCCAAAAGCGGATATACAACAAATTACGAGACACTCCCTACATTTATTAGGAATTGTATTGATCATCCCCTTACAACAACACCTTTTACTGAAAACGAATTAAGAACTTCTATCGAATTGTTAATAGAACTTGTAAAATAATTAAAAGTACCCAACTTGCCGGTTGGGTACTAAAAATATCAAAAAATCTCTTCTCCTGAAATATCCCCAGTCTGTAAGACTTTCAACTTTTGGTCTACTAAATGACTTACGTCCCAAACATTCACAGGCTAAACTTGCAAAATTTCAGTTATCTGTCTGGCAACTTCTTCTGTGACCGGGTTTATGGCATAAATTGCACTGGCTGAAAGGAAGCGGGTAAAACCGGACTGTTTACTAGTCGTTGGCACATCTACTCGGAGGAAATTATTCCCTGCTATGCTTTGTTCACTACATTTGCCTGCTATCCGGTTATGTCCGAATAATTCGACAATACACCATAAATTGAAATTCTCATTTGTTTCCATATCTACTATTTTATAACTTTTCTTATATTTGCCAAACTGAACCGTTAGCTCAGCTGGTTTAGAGCGCTGCCTTGACAGGGCAGAGGTCGCCGGTTCGAATCCGGCACGGTTCACTTTTTAAATATTATTTGTATAAGTTGCCAACATTATATACTACATGAAATATCTTTGTAAAGAAGATAATACATTTATGTTCATTTTAATGTCGACTTAATACTTAATTTTCAATTTTTTCGCGTTTGTTCGCCTTGCAAATAAGGTGAGCAAAAGTTCAGTCCTCTTCTAATTCCGGTATCGGCATCCAATGCGTTACTACTCCAAAAACCTTATAGGCATTTTCTCCGTAAATTACAAACCCGATATTATTGTCGCAATAATAAGCTGTAGATTTGCTTCCATATTGGCTCCTTACCAAGACGATATTTTGATCACATGGTAACCCTTCCTTCACGCTTATCCAGGGAGATTGTTTGGTTCCGTCTACAAAACCTTTCGCATATACTTGTCGAAGATATACTTCGATTACGGCTGGTTGGTTTATCCGGTTAGCCAATTGGCTTGCTATATCTTTTAGCTTCATCTTTTTTATCTCCTAATTGCCTGATTTCTTCTTTTAAAGCATCCATGTTATCTTCAATGTACGCCTGGACTTCCGCATTACATTTCTCATTATTGTATAGCCACATCAGATATGTAGCCGGAACATTTGCCATTTTCTCACCCTTATATTTTCCCCAGGGCATAAGGGAGTTATCTTCAAGTCTCATATTTATTTCTATTGCTAGTATGTACAATTTTAAACCGTCTTCCCTATCGAAAGTGCAAATCAAATGAGTTTTGTTATTCAATCTTTTTTGAATATAGCTGTCAATATTCCTACCAAAAACAGAAACATATCTCATAACTATTACAAATTTACGCCGTCAGCCTTCGACGGATTTGGTTCATATTCTTTTTTACAAGTTCAAGTATCTGATTATGATACTTTGTATTATTATTTCCATGCCCATAACATTGATTGACCGTCATAGTCGTTAAATTTATTTCGATTGTCTCAATGTGTTTATCTCCAATTCGAGCGGAAAGAACAAGGGAATTAGTCTTTTTATAATACTCATTTGTAAATACACAATGATTCAAAGCATCCCCTTCTTCTTTAAACTCTTCAACACTACGTAGTACACGTACCACTACAACACCATCATTGAATTGAACATCAAAGAATTTACCTTTCTGTTCTTGATATTTGAGATTGTCTTCCTTCATCTTTTCAAAAAGTCGTTTCCGCCGTTGTTCTGCATAAATAGCTTTTTCACGATCAAAGGCAGCTCGTTCTTTAGCCAATTCGCGATTCCGCTTATTCATATACTCATCATGAGCATTTCTTAAATTAACAGGACAGACATAGTGAGCATTACGTAGATCCTTTTTGTAGTAACTGAGTAACATCAAATAATCAAGCCACATTTTTGCATCTTTCACAGGATAATGATTACGCATACATATTTTGATCGATGGCCAGTATCTTTTTATTTCATCATCATACCCTGCACACATTCTATAGAGCAAATCAAACTGACAGGCTTTAAGTAAAGTTTCAGCCTGGCTGTTAGTACTGATCAAATGAAAGAAGTTAAAAGGATAGGAACCGTACATTTTTCCTTTGAATCCGTATTTTCTCCAAACAGAAAGATATTTTCGAACTGGATAACATGCTTCGCATCCAACATTGTAGGCATGTTTATCTCTACCTCTCAATTCCATATCACTATCAAAACACCACGCATCAATATAATATTGATGTGTATTAGTTAATTTTGCAAATGTTTCAAATCTACCATCAGGCAGGAGCCAGCGCTGAACAACTTCCGCAATTTTATATTGTGCCTCACAGCCAAATTTGAATTCCTTCTTAATCATAAAATAACGGAATACTTGAAATCCCTGGCATGTTGTTATGATACAGAAATACTCTGCTTGAAAATCATTTTTCCTCGTAGTTGTTTCGATCTTCAATTTACTTCCACAATTAGGACAGATATCAATTTCGCCATCTTCAAATTTCATTGTATCAGGAAAAACTTCACTACAATGAGTACAAGTAATAATACCTTTTTTCAATCGAAGACCAATACGATCAACGACATTTTCAATAGCCCATTGACGATGTTTCTCAGTAAATTTCGGTAATTGTGCGCTCAGTTTAACTACCAGCTTTTGTAATTTTGTTTTTGGCTTCATGGCTTAATCAAATAAAGATAATTGTAATTTGCTTTCTTCTCTCTTACCTCTCCCCCGCTTAACAGTGGAAAAAACAGGCCGTTCATATTGTATCGACAACTGTTCCACAGTTTGAACCTCAGGAACCTGTTTGCTACTTACAACCCGGCTTTTAACTGAATTACCTATTCTAGCATTCACTTTGATATTTTCCTCTTCGTAATAGTGTATAGCTAAGCCGAACACTTCATTATCAGTCATTACCACCTCATTACCGCGCTTCCGCGCTTCACCTAAAATATACCGGCAACATTCATCAATGCTCTTCTTGGGATTAGTAAACTTCGGAGCGAATAGTGTGTCCTCTGCTGCCCGCTGTTTCAAATAATCAGCGATTACTTCATTAAAGCTTTTTGTTCTCATAGGATATTATTTTTTAGTTTAGTTATCTTCTACTTTCTCCGTTCAACTCAATCAGGTTGAACATTTCACCACGTCGATCACGGATATAATCACCGTATTTACGTTCTACATCATTTGGATAAAGGTTTGTTGTTACATAGGTTTTTAATCCATACTGTTGCCAATAGCTGTACCGAATGTGAAATATATGTTGCATCACATTCAACTCATTCCCGAAATATTTTGCCGGGATCGGTTCACGGCCGAACTCGTCGAAACACATATCAACCGGGCCTAATGAAGACCATCCGGCATTATCCAAATACCGGCTCAAATCTCCGTGCATTGCATATTCTGTCGTAATCCGGCTACACACATACACTCGGAACCCCCTTTGTAAAGTTTGCATGAACCTGCTGAAAATATACATCAGCGTAGATTTCCCGGTACCGACCGGACCGGCTAACCACAAACCTTTTTGGATATCGAGCGATCCCGATTGTTTCAGGAAATACAGAAACAGGGAATACACGATCGCTCTGTTTCGCTCGTCGATTACAAATGTGCCTTTGGAATAGTGATCTGCTACCCGAAGAAACAATTTCTTATAGGCCGTTAGGTCAATCTTATTTTCCGGCGTATCCGTTACCGGACGCTGGATTGTTTGTCTTACTTCCTGTACTCCTTGCATCTCGTTTAATTTTTTCGTCTAAAATCCATTTGTTTGCTAAACTATCCCAGTCAGTAACCTGTACGCCGGTTCCTTTACGCCAGCCCTGGGAATTGTAGTGAGAGAAAAATAACCGTCCCTGGTTCTCCCAATCTGGCAATAAGCTGCCAGAAAAGAATTTTAATACATCGTCCAGTACTGGAGGAATAAATTCTTTCTTTGCCCTACTGGATTTCTTTTTCGGCTTTTCTTCCGGAAAAGGCAAATTGCTTTCATGGGGGATTATAGGGGGTATATTATTACTTGTTTTATTTAGTTTATTTATAGGGGTCTGATTAGGTATCAGGTTAGGTGTTAAGTTAGGTGTCAAGTTAGGTATTAAGTTAGGTGTCAAAATTTGATACCTTGTTTTATCTTTTTGACCTTTTCCACCGGAAATAAATTTAATTAAACCCGCCTGAGATAACCGGTTCCTGGCTGTCTTCATTGTATTTAATGACACTCCCACATTAGCAGATGTTTTATCATCTTTATGCGTCCAGTTATCCGCCCAGCCTAAACGATTTGCTGTTTTTACCAAGTAAAAATACAGTCTCGTTTCACAGCAGGAGAATTGCCATTGCTCATCCAATTCCCAAAACCGATTTATTAATTCAATATAATTCATCGCTCAATACCTAAATAGTTCTTGACCTCTTTCATAAACTCATTCAATGACCGGCAGACAACGTATTTATTGCCTGCCGCCTCCGCTACCCTCTGCCAGTCCTTCTGCGAATCCTGCTGCGTACCTTTCTTATACTTCATTTCTATGCAAAGGCTACCGTGACCACCTTTTGGAAAAAGTAAAATAAGATCAGCAACACCAGCCCGGACACCCTGCCTTTTGAGATTGGCCGCTTCTATCTTGTTACGTCGGCCACCATTTGGAACGGCGAAAAGAAGTAGTTTCAATTTTGGAAATTGTAGATTGAACCACTCTATACATGAAGATTGCAGACCTGCCTCACCTTTCATATTGCATTGCTGAATAATGCACCATCCAGACGACGATCGAACGGGGACGTGCTTGTTTCACTTTTCTTGATTCCTGATTTAGCAGACATTTTCAAAATCATTGCATCGACAGTTTTCTCCGGTACCTGATCATCTGTCCCGGTTACATCGTTTGCTATGTCTTTCTTTGTCTGAATAATATCCCATATCGATTCATCAATTGTATTTTTTCCAAGGAAGTAATAACAATTCACACTATTCTTTTGACCGATACGATGCGCTCTATCTTCCGCCTGCTCGCAGTCGGCAAACGTCCACGGGAACTCAACAAAGGCAACACGGCTGCTAGCAGTCAATGTAAGACCTACCCCTGCCGATTTATAATTACAGATGATAAGGTTACATTTCGGATCATTCTGAAACCGATCAACGGCATCCTGTCGTTCCTGGCTGGTATTGTCTCCAACGATGGTAACTGCATTAGGGAATACTTTCTTTATCTCCTGTACAACCTCTTTGAGGAAGGCAAAAACAATCAACTTTTCACCGGAATCAATTATATCTGGATAAACTCTACGGCTGCCGATATTTTTCCTCTAGCTGCAATTTGTCGGAGTTTCTGCATTTGTACCATCACTTTACCACGTTCGGCCCGTCGTAACTTTTCATCATCAGCATTTTCATAAGCAGCCAGATAACTAAGCAGATCATGTTCTGCATCCTGATATTCTTTTCTGTTTGTGATATCCACATTCACTACCTGACGCATCTTATCCGGCAGCTGATCCAAAACCTTTGCTTTCTCCCTCCGGAAGAAATCGGTATTCCATAATCGCCAGTTTAGCATCTCTAAATTACTTGCCTGCCGTGGTCCCTGCATAAAGTTTGCTTCAAAACTCTTATATCCTCCGAAATCATCCAAACGATTCATAATCTTTAATTGCTGGATCAGGTCACCCGGACCATTGATCGAAGGTGTTCCAGTGAGCAGGAAACGATATTCCTTTCCCTGGCATAACTTGTAACAAATCTTTGATTGCTGAGTCTTACTTGATTTACATCGGTGGCTTTCATCAATGATCACACACTTAAACAAACTGGCTACCGGCTTTAGCTTAATCGACCGGGTTACACCACCGGCAAAGTCTTCAACAAAAAACTTTTTCAATGATTCATAATTCGTAATGAATACATCACAGCATCCCATTTCGTAATACCGGTGCCAGTTGTTTTTATTCCGATCATCAAGGATAATTGCATCTTTGCCAGTGAATTTCTTCCATTCCCTTTGCCAGTTGATCTTTAGACTGGCGGGACAGATCACCAATACCGGCCATGTTTTTGCTATAAAAGATGTACCGATAGCCTGAAGGGTATTATGAGTTACCACAAATTCATCTGTTAAATACAGTTCATCTGGAGCATCAACCTTGATGCACCGACACTCTTCCTTCCTATCCAGTTCTATATTCTCTATATAACGTGAACAATAGTTACCTCTCTGGATTTTATATCGCTCAGCTTTACGCACTGTACTGAATGGATTAAACCTTGTTACAATTGCGACCTGATATTCGATAGATTTTCCTTCATTCATGCGATCATATTCCCTTATATGAGCCAAGCCACCTAACGATTGAACCAGCTCTACAACATTATCACATAATTTGCGACTCATTGAGTGATAGATCATTCGTGCCCTTCCACTTGTGATAGACCCATCTGTATCCATCAGACCACGAAGTAACTCAATACGCTGTTCTATATCACCATACAAGTATTCGTTAGGTATAAACTTATCTTCCGATTTGACATCAATATTCAAACGACGGATCTCGGCTAAAAAATGATTCACATGCTTACCATCCGAATTACATATACAGTATCTTGGACAAGTAGCAATATTATCGCCTCTTAATCGCATGTAATCAGGAAGAAGTTTTTTTATCTTTTGGTGAATGTCACTGTCAATATCAGGATTACTGAAACAAACAACACCATTGCATAAATTTCCATCACCAATCAAAGCGCCAAGGATATATGGATGTATTATGTAATTCTTATGCGGATACTTAACCGGATCACACACAGGAATTTCCCAGCGTAATATTGGCTTACGACCACTTGCTTTGCGGCTTGGTGAAATATTCCATCTAAGTCCTTTTTTTAAAATATCCTCCGTACTCATCGTCTTCCATCCTTGATTACGTTTTCTCATATTCACATCCCTGACATTCCACAAATGCTCAAGACCTGCATAACATACAGCACCATCATTGAATGTAAACCGATATACATCTTTTACTCCATGATCGAATATACCGGTAACATGATAGACATTTCCATCCCGTCCAAATAGCTCATCTCCTGCCTTTAAATCCCCCATCTTCCGAAATCCCGATGGAGTGGCAATTAGTGCACTGTAAGGTTCCATTTTTCCTAAACCTGGTTGATCCCCAAAGAAACACCGCTTTTTCTGTAAAGCGTAGGCAATGCCTTGTTTCTGATATGGGAAAGGTTCTATCTTTAACCCATGCGGTGAAAGTAATTCCGGCATCGGAGGAAGCGTATAGTGAACGTCCGGTCTTGAAGCCTGAGCTCCTTTTTGTACGCTTTTCTCATAGCCATATTTTACAGCCCAGTTAGCGAATATGTCGACATAGGCCTTTTGAGTATATTTCCCGGGTGGATAGAAACTTTTAGGTATCACCCACATATTGAGTTTACTGTCAAACTTCCGTCCAGGAATACGTTTAACAATATCTACCATTAGCGGATGATACTTAAATTGCAGGAAATAATTCTTTTCGTCTTCTTGGATTAACATGCTGCTGCTGTTGCAAGAGGTTGATTTTTCGGTTTACGTCCTCGCTTCGGTTTCTCAACAGTGATCGGAGTAACTACTCCGGTATCCGTATCTACCATTTTTCCGGCTTCAAACGGAGCGTCCGGTACTGCTTCAAAGTCTAGCGTCGTTTGAGTTATAGCAAATTTTTGATTGAACAAATATTCTTTTACTTCATAAATCACTGCCTGTACAGCCAGGTTCAATTCATTAATGTAAGGATATTCAAATTCACTATCCGATGATTCCAACGCCTGAGCAGGAGAACTGAAATCAACTGAACCACCAATTTGAAGATACCGTTCACCCATCAAAATGACTGTATCGGTACTACTATCATTCTTTCCCATTTTGATACCGTAAACATCAGCATTCTTAAAATCATCGTCGTCACCAATCAGATTATCCATTCCAACAATCGCAGCTCGCTCACTTACTTTATCGGATTCTTTCATTTCTGTGAGAAGAATAAAATGAGGAATCAGTTTCTTGAAAGCATTTGTACAATCAATATGTGCCGGTATCTCAGACTTAACAACGATATCCTTGTCACCCTCCGGACGGAACTCCGTATAAGTTACTGTCAACTGACGACCATTCAAAACGGCCTTTTTAATTTTAGGTTCTCTTTCTTCCATACTATCAACGAATTAATGTGTTATACTTTTCCGGACATGTGGTCATTACTATTGCAGAACCAATCACTAACCGGGTTAATTTTTTCGCTTTCAACAACCTTTTTTCAGTGGCTTTTACTGATTTTACTAAAGTCTGTTTAGCGGTTTCACTCTCATGTTCATGGGCGAGATTCCCAATCTTAACCTGTTTTTCCATCTTAATACCTTATGTGTTCATACCTGTTTGTAAATGAGTTGAAATATTGATCGTCCGGAGACGGTAACCTTATACCGAATTCGCTAGCGGCATCCGCCTGTACTTTGTTGAGAAATACAGTCATTTCAGCCGTATTAAGTTTCGATGTAGTCCGGACGACAATTTCTTCTTTACCATTAATGAATACATTTCGCCAAAGGAACTTTTTACAGTAATATTCATATACATCTTGTTTCAGTGTACCTGTTTCATCTTCTATACAAGTAAGCCACATCCACATGAGGGCATTTTGGTCAACAGTGCGTTTCTTGACTTTCTTCTTTATTTCAAGCGTATATTCACCGTTGGCAACAAGATTAAAGAGAAGCTCGATCGGCTGACCTTGCCACTTGATTACTCCTTGTTCCTTGACAAATCGTGTTTTCATATTTCAGCAAAAATCTTTTTATCAGTGATTAGATCCCGGTTCACTTCCAAAAATTCAATAAACCTTTCACAATGCCGGGCTAATAGCCCCTGGCTTTGCTGATGATCGTATTTATAAAGTTCTGGGTATTGTACTCCGGTAATGAGAGGAGTTCGGCTTGTGCCTCCTTTCAGATGATAAGCAGTGTACTCAAAAGAATCAATATCTTTAACAAGACCGGAAGAGATAAGGCAATAGGGATACACATGTCGTTGCCAACCATCTGAGTACTTTCCAAACTCATACCGGGAAGTTGTCTTAATATCGTACACCCTATTACGGTTCAGTTCATCAATGTATCCGTACAACTCAACGGTTCCGTATTTGGTAGGGAGAACAGCTTTTACAAATAACTGGCTAACAGACCCATGAAAATATTCTGCTGCCTTACAGCAGAAACGATAAGAAAAATAAAATGTTCTGTTGTTGTATGTCGCTATAACTACATCGGCATTGATATCCTCTATGATCTGAGTTCTTACCGGTTTTCTATGGATAAAGTAATCAACAATATCATTGAATGCTGTACCCTTATCTGCGGCTTCTGAATCGAACGGAACCCGGTTAATACTGTCGAGTAGAGACTGTTTCATTTCAGTCTCTATCTCTTCATACGTCTTTTTATAATCTCCTGTCTCCTGATCTTGATTGAAAAAATGCTCAAACTCACGATCCACATGCAGATACTTTTCAAACTGATCTAAAAGAGACGGGTAGAATTTATACTTAAGCTGTTGCTGCGGCATCGGCTGATTCATATTTCTTAGTTAATTTGTTCAACTTTAATCCCAGGCTATTACATTTATCCCGGATCATCAGACCGGCTTTCAGTTTGCTATCCCAAATATGTTGTAGCTTTCCCATGTTTTCAGTGACACCATTGGCGGTATCAGCATCAACAATCAACTCTACATTTTCCTTTACCACATCAATCAAAGCCTCATAATCATTACTGATATCTGCCTGCTTTTTCAAATAAGCCTGATAGCTATCGAATATACTTGATAAGAAAATGTTTTGTCCGGTAACATTGCCAGAAGCATCAATAATGATTGGTATCTTCTGCATGGGCGGAAGATTACATGTATTCTTTGCATAGAATTTCTCAGTAGGTGACCAACTAATTGTACGCTCACTACCTATCGCTTGCATGTAACCAACCAGATCGAGTTCTTTAATCAGGTCCCCAGCAGACGATCCGCCAATCTCTGGACGGACAATCCGGTTCTCTCCATCCTTCTCCTCCCGTTCATGAGCGACAAAAATTAAATGTTTACCCATCATTGAACATTGAGAAAGAAAATTGATAAACATTGTCTTACGAACTCCATAGCCTTTCAAAGAAAGGGAACCGTCACGCTGTCCCATCTTCGGATCGTTTTTGATAATATAGGCAGACATAAAATCCAGCATCTTCCCGGCAGTATCAATAACGATTGTTTTAAATGGAGATAAATCTTCCTGCAATGCCTCAATCACCATGTCCCAATTTTTCACCTGTAACGTCGGACACTGAAAAGCGCCATTCACACGCTTTACACCTCCATCAAAATCCAATAATACCGGAGAAGGAGTAGACAAACCTAATGTTGACTTACCGAGACCTGGCTGTCCGTAGATCAGCGCTTTGATTGTTGTAGAAACTTCCAGTTCGGAAGGTTGTTTGAATAAACTCATAGCTTGAAAATTAATTTGTTAGTAATATTATTTAGTATTCTCTTTTTTCTTCAATTGTTTTTCTGTCACAATAACCGATACTCCAAATACACACGCCCAGAAAAAGACATTTCCAGGTTCCCATTTATCTGCGTTACACACAAGAAATAAGCATCCGAAAGACAGGAAAAAGAATAGGAAGGATAATAGTAGTTTCATTGTGATTTTCGATTTAGGTATTGTGTTATATCACTCTCTTTATACATCACCTTTGCCCCTATTCGGGTAGGAATCAATTCGCCACGTTTTTCTAAATTATTCATTGTCCGGTCTGTTACCCCTAACTTTTGAGCGGCTTCTTTCAATGTTATCAGACGGTCTTCAAATTGTCTTCGCAAGGGAGAAAAACGCTTATCTAAAACCTTGTCAACAGCAATCTCTATCAAATTAGCCAGTTCTGTCACAGGCATTGATATCATTAGTACAGCTTTAGTATCCATTATTATGCAACCATTAATTCATATTCAAAACGTCCTCTTATCCTCCGGGCTCTACATGCAACCTGATCCCAATTTCCCCAAGTTGAAAGAAAGAGAGATAGAAAAAAGATTGCTAACATTTGCCGGGCATCTTGCAGATTAAATTCAATCCCATATATCAACCGGAAGAATTCTTTTATCAATCCAATCTGGGTAGTTACACCCAGTTTGGCCATTGCCGACTTTATCTGATTTTTTTCGGTGTGTTCCGATACACAGCGTTTATCGGCAGCAACCTTTACAACCTCATGTTCGGCCAGGTAAAGTACTGCATCCGTTTCCGAAGCGGTTAACGGAATCATATTTGAGACAGTTTTCTTTTAAGTTCCTCCGCCATCTTTTTGCGTTGAGCAACTTTAGGTTTTAGATACGCGACAGCCTCACACAAAACTTTGTATTCGGCATCATACCATTTCTCTTCATCAGGGCCTTTCTCATGTTTCATCATAGTATTAAATGTCTGGTGTGATACACCAGCTCGTTCACATATGGCCTTTTTATCTCCGTACTGTTTGTTTATACGGATAAATTCAATTGCTTCTTGTGTAGTCATAATTAATTTATTATTGATTTGATGTGGTCAACCGGGAGTCGAACCCGGTAACAAGCCTGGCAGAAAAATGAATATATTGTCAAATAATTTTGTTTACTCCGCTACACTTGTGACCGCCTGCTCTAAGTTGGTGTTCTCTCCTTCATATCGCAGACTCATTTAGTGGGTTATTTACTCGTAACCAGCGTGCCTTCACGCCTTAACGGTTACATATCATATCTCGTAGTACGTCAAAGATCGTTTTCAATGTGGACGGTGCCGGTATCGAACCAGCCTCTTTACATCGTGCGCACTCTGTAATGTTTCATCCCAGATTACTGACCGCCCGTGTGCCGGGACTCTCACCCGGCTGAACCTTATTTTAGTCAATCATTAGCCAGCTTCACAGCGGTTTTCTACTTTGGTAAATTTGTTTCCTATCAGTGTATATCCGATGCGAAAAGCTTCATCAACAACAAAGGCATACAATCCAGCAAACTTCTTCGTGTTTATTGCCAATGTTTCAGTTGAATAGAATTTGTCTGAATAGACAACCTCATAATCCCGATCGGCACGTTGTACATGGACTGAAAAATATTTCTGGTTAGTGAATATTGCAATCGTAACTTCCGTTCCGAAACATTCACATTGTACCACTTGTACCATCTTTAAAATATCTCTTAATTCATTCATGGCTACCTCCTTCCTACACCCAGAAATCAATGATGTACTGAACAGCCTCTACTTTGCTGTCAACGTTATACTCTCTGCATGCTTCTTCTTCTGTCATGCTTACTAAAGTTTCAATTTCCGCTTTCATTAGTTCAATCTTGTTACTCATATCGTTTACTTTTTTATCAAATTGACTATATCAGGTTATTTACTTTTCTTATATTTGCTATTTACTTTGTGTTGTGATTATTGTTTGTTGTTAATCACATTGCAAATATACAACATTGTTTGTAATTACAAACACAATAAACAAACAATGATTGTATATTAACTTTTATTATATAGAATGAAAAAAGAGTATATACATACAGGACTATCTTTTATTGCTATAATATTTTCTATTACAGCGATTTGCATATCGTACATACATGCTAAGCCATTGAGTTGGGATATAGCAGGTGTTTTAGTAGGAATCCTTTCAATGCTTGTGACCGTACTTATTGGATGGCAGATATATACAATAATAGATATAAACAAAAGAATTGACAATCAAGTCAATATTAAAATAGCCGATTATAAAGAGCAGGCTCATGAATCGAAAGAAAAAGAACATGCACACATTTACGGGCAAATATATTTAAGAGATGGAATAGCAAACATAGAAAACAACAGGGCTTTTGCTATCCAGAGTTTTATATTTGCTGCAAGAGAATTTCATTCGATTGAGGAGAAAACAGACGAAGTTGAAATATGTATTGGCTATATAATCAGATTACTGAAAGAAGGAGATATTATCACAATGGAAGAAACTAAAAGAGCCTATATCACCACCCTGCATGAAATTCAATGCAAGAACATCGATATAGCTATTGATTTGATATGTAAACATGTTCATGCTCCACTTTAGTAGAAATATTTGCATGCTTCACAAGAGGTTCTCTGAAAGTTATTGCAAGTATTACGCTGGCGAACAGAACAATGTTTTTCTCTTTCATAATATCCTTTAATGATCACAATTTTTGGAGGAATATCATTTGGTTGCTTTATTATGGTGATACAGAGCCAAAGAGTAAGTATAGAATGTATTACAAGGCATAATATCGATAGTATCAAAAGCAATAAAATGATTACTGACATAATAAATTGAATTTAGTTATTAAACAATTATATAAAATATGAGAAACGAATTCATTGAAGTTACTATCATAGATGGTACAAAAGCGATTATCAACGTCAACACCATCCAGGTATTGACTCCTAAAAATAATGGTTGTGAAATCTACTTTGTACAGGGAGGTACGACTAAGGCCCTAGTAAAAGAGACCTACGAAGATCTAAAGAGACTTATCTTTGAATAACTTGCCAGTTATCACCCATTGATAAATCCTATCGGCTTCTTTAAGAAGGTTTACTCCTATACAGCCTTTGTACAAGATAGACAAATACCTAATGATTAGTAAGCGAATTAATCGTTTCATAATTATAAAAGAACAGCGACCAACTCTAAAGTTGCGGTTTGGAGGAAGTTGCTTATATAATCCCTATATGGGAGATTATTAACTTGTATTGTATCATCCGCAACTTGATACAGACACAAATATACAAACATTGTTTGTATTTACACAAATATGGGGAAATTTATTTCTAACTATGATGAACTGCCTATACTAAACAAAAAAATATATGATTTAGTACAGGAAAAATCAGACGGTAATATCTCTGCTTTTGCTGACCGTATCGACGTAAAGCAACAAGTTTTAGACCGTCTTTTTAAAAAAGACAAGCGAAATGGGAAATACCCTTCCGTGTCAGAAAATATCAAAAAAGGAATAAAAGACACATTTGGTATTGATGAACTACAGCTTCTTACAGGAAAAGGCAGCATTCTAAATAAACCAATACAAAACGAAGTAACACAATTAACAATAGGAGGCGTTATGATGGTTCCACTAGTAAACCAATATGCACAAGCTGGCTATATGATGGGTTGGGCTGACGTAGCCTACATTGAAACACTTCCTAAAATCCCGTGGATTGTTGACAAAGAATATAAAGGTAAGTACATCAGCTTTGAAGTCAGAGGTGACAGCATGGACGATGGTATGAAGCACAGCTATGAACAAGGGGACATTTTGCTTTGTCGGGAAATAGGCTGTGATTACTGGAAAAGTAAATTACATATCAACGCATGGGATGCATTCGTCATCGTACATAAGACAGATGGGATTGTACTCAAACAGATTGTTGACCATGATGTTGAAAAAGGAATAATTACCTGTCATTCCTTCAATCCTATTTATCCGGACTTTACAGTAGACCTCAGAGATATAGCACAGCTATTCAATGTAGTCAAACAACAAAAGAATAAGTAATATGAGAAAAAACACGGCATAGTAGTGCCTAAATAAAAATCACTAATTAAACATTACAGAACATGAAGAAAACATTTTTACTATTATCCTTAATTACAATTGCTTTTGCATCATGTAACGAAAAGAAAACCACTCAGGATGATATTATCAGACAGAAAGCAGAAGAATTGATCATAAAAAGTATGAATGATCCTGACAGTTACGAATTCGTCAGCTTAGAAATTGTTGATTCTACCACTTATAAAGACAATATTACCCATAAAAGAGAGCTCTACTCCAAATTTATGACATCTGAATATGAATCTATTACATCTAAAAAGGGAACAGCCATTGAAAGCGGTCTTTCAGAAATAAAGAAAGATTCGTTAATAATAGCTGGAATAGATTCTATCGAGCAGAGTATAGGAAATAAAGTAAATGATGCTATATCTTATACCTATATTCTAAAATGTAGAGGAAATAATAAAATTGGGGCCAAAATATTAGTTTCTTATTATATTCAAACTAAAACGGATGAAGACAGAATCATAAACATTACAGAGGATATAAACAAAATATATCCACACCCTTGTGATTTCCCTGGATTCAAAGATTTAATAGAAAAACACAACCCTAAATATCCTATTGCCAATAGATATGCCAACTATTAGAAAAATAAATGCTTTATATCTCTTATACAAAACGAAGTAATATGTTAGCGAACGAGAAGATTACAGAAAACAGGATTATAACCGACCGGTTCCTGGCTATCATGTACCAGCTGATCGGACTAAGGAAAATAAAAACAAAAAAACAATTTGCGGAGTCCGTCGGCCTCGCATCCTCTAACATATACCGTATGGAGATTGAAAACACAATGAATGTACCCTTGTATGCTATTCGCATGGCATACGAGCGGTACAATATAAATCTTGAATATATATTTACTGGAAAAGGAAAAATGTTTAATGAATAACCGCTCTATTGCCATCTGTTACGGTCAATACACACGTTCAGAGGACAAAGAACATCACTGCTGGGTCAATAACCGTTGTCCGGGCTGGGGATGCCGTAAACTTAATGCAATCGGTCCACAAAATTCATGTCCGGCTAGTGCTTTTAAATTTTGGTACTCATTTGGTAAGTTTACAAACAAAAAAATGAAGTTCTGGAAAGTCGATAAGGAAGAACTACTCAAACAACTAGAAAGGGAAATAGAACGTTTTGATATTATCGAATGCCCTGTATTCAATATTGATAAAGCTAAAGCAATGATAGCATCATTTCCGGAGACAATACATATCGACGGAGACAAATATGTTTTATTGGAAGATTCCAAAACAGGAAAAGTACTAGGTATCTCACATTGGGACGATCCGGATGACTATTTAAACATGAATGACTACGAAGTAAAATGGCAGGATTAGAACCCAAATTCATATTAAAAGAACCGAATAGAGGAACACATACCCTTATATACCTCTTCCTCAATTGGAAAGGTAAACGGTTAAAAATCTCTACATCAGAAACTATTATCCCGGAATACTGGGATAAGGACAACCAGCGTCCAATATCGAATAAAAAACAATTAAGAACCCTTGCTCCCTTCTTACAAAAGGAACTTAGCATTCTTTCCATCAAGTTAGACGAGATTGATCTGTTCGTTAACGATCTAATCCTTGACCTAAAAAGAGACAAGACTGTATCACTCGACACGATACAGAAACGAGTCTTAGAATTTTTAGGTCGTAAAATGATCGAAGAAGTAAAACCCGTTAACTTCATTGAATACTTCACGTCTGTGGTCACCCGGATGGAAAACGGTACATATCTAACCGACAAAGGGACAAAATATTCTCCTAACACTATCAAATCATACAAATCAAACCTATTGTTGTTGACTGATTTTGAAAAAGAGATCGGTTGCATTAATATAGAAGAAATAGATATTGATTTTTACAACAGTTTGCTCCAATATTGTAATCAGATAGGATTCCGGACCAACACAACAGGTTCTGTTATAAAAAGAATAAAAGCAGTACTACATACAGCTTTCGAAGAAGGAATAAGTAAAAACACTATATTTCAATCAAACAACTTTAAAGCTGTCAAAGAAAAAGTTTATAACATATACCTCACATCTGAGGAATTGAAAAAGCTGATAGACTTACCGCTATCCGGAACATACGAAAAATACAGAGATGTATTCCTGATCGGTTGTTATGTAGCACAGCGCTACAGCGACTACAGCAGAATCTCTCCTGAGCATATCCAAACAACAGGAAACGGAAACAAGGTCATTGATTTAGTACAAATCAAAACTAAGCAACGCGTATTGATCCCCTTCTTATTTCCAGAGCTTGACACCTTATTACAGAAATATGATTACAAAGTACCTAAAATAGTAGAACAGCCATTCAACCGAGCACTAAAAAAAATCGGAGAACTGGCCGGTATCGACAAAGAAGTAGTTTTGACTGAGAACATAGGTGGTGAAACAAAAGAGCGCCTGGTAAAAAAATACGAGTTGATCACCTCACACACCGCACGCCGTACCGGTGCTACAAATTTATTTTTACTTGGCTACTCCGCTATACAAATAATGAAAGTAACCGGACATACTACTGCTGAAAGTTTGATGGATTATATAAAAGTCTCATTGGAAGAGAATGCTGATAAAATGGCTACCCAAATAGAAACTGAGTAA